CCGACTACGGTTTGCAGCAGATTGAAAAAATAATCTCCATGGGCGTGCGGGTTGACTTTAATCAGGGATTAGATGCCCGGCTGGTAACGGATGATATTGCCAAGTTGCTTGCAAAGGTAAAGTGGATGAAGCGTATAAGGTTTGGTTGCGATACACCTGGACAGATTGCCGAGTGTGAGCGTGCTACAGCATTAATTGATAAGTACGGCTATAAAGGTGAATACTTCTTTTACTGCATCCTACTTCATGACTTTAAAGAATCATTCGAGCGCGTCAATCATTGGCGAAATAGAGGGAGTAGATTCTTGCCTTATGCACAACCATATAGAGACTTAATCAATCCACATCAAATCATTCCACAATGGCAAAAGGATTTAGCCGGATGGGCTGACAAGAAGTGGATTTTTAGAAGTTGTGAATTTAAAGACTTTACCCCGCGAAAGGGATTTGTCTGTAGTGAATATTTTGATAACAATTAGATTAAAACAGTATGGAATATAAACACTATATAATAACAATTAAAGAGGTTGGATTGGAAAAGCCAATTGAAACTGAATATCATGGAATTATCGACTATGAAGAGCTTATTGCTTACTATGGATTGAATAATTCTGATGTAGAATGGTATGATATAGATGAAATTGTCGAATGAATCAAAACAAATTAGAAATGAATATACTTGATTTACCATTAAAAGCCATTTGGTACAATATGATAGAATCTGGCGAGAAAAAGGAGGAATATCGGGAACATAACAGTTATTGGACCAAAAGATTTTATGATTGCTACGATAAAAACACGGATTGCAAAATTTATATTCCCGAAAAGTGCAAGTATTGTTGCAAACCGCCCCTTAAACATTATGATGCCGTCCGTTTTCGTTACGGATATACAAAACGAACTATGTTATTTAAATTGAATAGTATCTCTATTGGCAAAGGTCATTCGGAATGGGGTGCACCGGATAATGAAGTTTTTATTTTAAAATTAGGGAATCGGATTAATTAATAACAGAACAGATATGAGTAAATATCAAACAGAAGCCGGGATAGAATGTACTCCCGAAGAATGTAAGTTGATTGACTCTTTGAAACGACTTGCAAAAAAGTGGGAAAAGGATGGTAAGCGTCTTTGGCTGTATTCAGCCAGTGGTTCGCTTCATGTAATGATGCATGGAGATACAGACTATAATCCTACACCGGATTTTACGCAATATGGAGGCAGCAATATTGAAAATAGTGTAACTACTATTGATGGTATATTAAATGATGGTGGAGATTGGTAATTAACTAATAACAAGGATAGAAAGGAGTTGAAGAATGAAACGAGAAGAATACAGGCAACTATGCAGGCATTACAGCCCATACAGCGATAAATATGTCATGTGATGGAAAACGTACCCGTATAGAGTAATTATGATAAGAAAAATACAGTAGTAATATATGGAAACCGTAGAACTAATAATTAAAATCGCATTGTTTATCCTCAATGCTTCAGCTGTTGCTTTCATTGCAATCATGATAAGCAAATGGCACAAACGTATGGAGGACAAGCTGAATAGTATTCAAAGATATATTCATCACGTAACAGACCGTAATGATATTGTATATATCAATCAGCTTGAAGAGATAAAAAGGATACTGATAGAATCTGAACGCTATGAGGAAGCTGACAAAATCAACAAGTGTATTGAGATTGAATTCGATAATCTTAAAGAGAGAATGAAAGGCTCTTAATAACTTACTGAACCAATTCTTTCAGTAATTTAATTATTACCAAGTAGTCTCGTAGGGGATTATTCGGTAATTTTAGTTTGTAAAAGTACGACTATGGCAAAATTTAATGAACAAATAATAAGAGAATGTGAGTTGTGGGTAAGCGAAAACGGACTCATGGAGTATGGAGGAGCAAAGCTGAAAGATTTTTGTTCTCACTTCAATATAGACTCTCAGACCTATTATCGTTGGCTTGAAAATGCGGATTTTGCGGATGCTATAAAAAAGGGAAAAGAATACTTTAAAAACGGGTTAGAACGCAATGTAGTTTCTTCCCTTGCAAGATCTGCCATCGGATATGAATATGAGCAGGTTTCTTCTGAATACTACATGGAAGGCAAGAAAAAGAAGTTGAAAAAGGAAGTAAGAAAAAATGTCCGTGTTGAGCCTAATGTGGGAGCTGGTATATTCCTTCTTACAAACCTTGCTCCTGACAGATGGAAGAACAAACAGAACACCGAACATTCCGGAGAAGTTTCTACAGGGTTGACCGTTGTAGTCAATAACAAAGAAGAAGCGGATTTGATAGATAAGTTAAAGAAATTCTAATGAATGCGACCTATGTGTATCTTGAAAATCTTAAAGCATGGCTTTCCGGTAGTAGACTTGTTGCCAATAAGGGTGGGACTCGTTCGGGAAAAACATATTCGCTTGTATCGCTCTTTGTCACCATAGCTACAGGTAACTCTAAAAGGCGTGTGATAGATGTTGTTTCTGAAAGCTTGCCACATTTGAAGCGAGGTGCGATATATGACATTGATGATATTCTTTCCAATGAAGGATTAATAGAAGGAATTGATTATAGTAAAAACGAAACAGATCATATCTATATATTCAATACAGGAACAAAGATTCGATTCTTTTCTGCCGATGATTGGGGGAAGGTGAAAGGTTCTAGGCGTGATATTCTGTTTATTAATGAATGTAACCGGATAGGGTATGAAATATATCGTCAATTATCTGTTCGTACAACAGAATGTATTTTTATTGATTGGAATCCAGATGCGGAGTTCTGGTATGAGATGAAGGGGTTGCAAACCAGAGAGGGTACTATAGAAATTCATTCTACATATAAAAACAACCCTTTTCTTTCAGAACAACAAATAGCTGAAATAGAATCAAATAAAGAAGATGAAAATTGGTGGAAAGTATATGGGCTTGGATTAACGGGGCGTTCCGTTGGAATCATTTACTCTAGATGGAGGCAAGTTAATGAAATACCTACCGGATCAAGATTTATTGGAAGAGGACTTGACTTTGGTTTTACCAATGACCCGACAGCGATTATTGACGTTTATCTGAATGATGGTAAGTTGTGGTTGGATGAACAGTGCTACGAGAAAGGGCTTACGAATGACAAGATAGCGAGCAGGCTTAGAGATAAGAATTGCGATGTGGTTGCTGATTCTGCTGAGCAGAAGTCTATACAAGAAATTTTCAACTATGGTATTTCACGTATAGAACCATCTCAAAAGGGACCTGATTCTGTAAGAACTGGAATTCAGATATTGCAGAGATATGAGATGTGCGTAACAACAAGGAGCCTAAATCTTATAAAAGAGTTGAGAAATTACAAATGGAAAGAGAATAAAATGACCGGTGATATAACGAATGAGCCGATAGATAAGTTTAATCATGCGCTCGATGCTGTTCGTTATGTAGCATTGAATAAGTTATCAGAGAAGCCAATAATACGCAGGCCAAAAGCAAGATTAGGACAGATATGACAGTAAAAGAATTTTTAATAAAGAGTGACGTTTGCCGGGACCAGGAAGGATTGAGAAAACAGATTGAATCTCTTCCTAAGCCGGAATTTATCGGAAACAAGCGAACGCCTTCCGACTTGAATGATATAACCATGGGGCAGTTGATAACACTTCAATCCATGGAAAAGTCTAAGGATGTTGCATTGACTCCATGTATGGCTATCCTTGGCATGAAAGAGAAAGAGATTTTGAAATCAAAGGCAGAGGTAGTTCTTGGTTTCTCGATGTGGGTGATAACGGAAGTAGAACACATCAGCAAGTTGTTTGCATCTACAAGTATTGAGTTAACTCCTATTCAAAAAAAAGCCGGGTATGGGGATTTAAGATTTGGTGCTTTTGGAATTATCCATCGATATGCTCAAATGATGGGTATAAACAATCATGATGATGTAGAGGATGTGCCATGGATTAGAATTTATAAATGTTTTGATATGGAGAAAAAAATAGCACTTTGCAAAATTAAAGAGAGCAAAATTATTGAATATGAAAGCAAATTAAAGGCGAAACAATAGTATGACAACAGTTGAGCAAAAAATAAAAAGCATAGTCGATAAGATGGAGGGTATAAGCTACATCTTCGATAATTGGCGTATGGCTAATGTAAAGCTAGATAAGGTTCCCCTTCCGGCTGTGATTAATATTCTTCCGGTGTCCGGTAGTTTTAATTTGAGTAAGAACCAAATAAAAGACTTTCCAAACTGCCTTATTGCTTTCGTTGATAAGATAGACATTGATTTCGATGGAACTAAAGCAGACCAAAAGGTGGAGCTCTGTAAGAGCTATGCAAAAGAGTTCATTCTTCGATTGAACGAAAGCGGATTGTTTGAATATGTGGATGGAGATATTTACTACTCTACTACATATGACCGACTAGACGTGAATGTGGCTGTCGTTGCAATAGAACTGAAACTAAAAGAGAAGCAAGGTCTATTATTGTGCTACGGTAACAAAATAGGAGAAATGTTCAAAAAGATAAGGAATAAGTTCGTTGGAAGCAAAAAGTGAAGCATTAAGTATCTTAGAGTATGAATTGAACGCCTTTAAACAAAGGGTTATTGAGAATCATATCAGAGCCGGACAAAAAGCGAGTGGAAGAACTATATCTAGTTTGCGAGTTGAAATAACATCGGATGGTGGAATTGTTTGGGGAAGAAAACCTTTTGCAACGCTAGAAACTGGACGAAAGGGCGGTAAGGTACCAAGAGGATTTTATAAGATAATTTACGATTGGATAATTGATAAAGGATTAATATTCGAAAAGCCAAAATCTGTCGCTTATCTTATAGCAAGAAAGATAGCGAGGGAGGGAACCCAACTACATCGTGATGGTGGACGTGATGATATTTACTCTAAAGAAATAGAGAGAATGACTGAAATCATTATGGAAAAGGTCTTCGGAATATTCGAAAGGGATGTTACACATATAAATTTAAATAGCAATGAGGACAGAGGAATTTAATGGGCATACAATAACATATCCGGATGAAACTTGTTTTGCTTTCAATCCGCAGATTGTTACAGTAGATAGAGTCACTAGTGATGTTTCTTTCCGGGTTGGCACATATTATAGTCCTGTGGACAAGAGATCTCCTATTGATGGGAAAGTATCAATAGATATATCTGAATATATAAAAGCTTGGATGGAGGTATCTCCTACTGACATCCCAAGTCATTATTCTCTTTCTCTATCTGTCATTATAGGTGAACAAACTTTTGCTACAACATTGAAGCCTATATGGGGAGCAATGAATATAGGAGAGGTATTTAATCCTTCTCGTACTGTTACGATGTTTAGGAGATTCCCTTCCACCATCACGATCTTTAATGCTAACAATGATCATGTAAAGATTAGATATGACAATAATGAATATCAGGACTTCTTCACAAATAATGGTTTAAGACATTGGGATTTTAGTGAAAAGTTTAGGGATGCCAAGGATTTTGGAATGATTAAGATACTCAATACTCCAGAATCTCCAAGCGCATTCCAATATACTTTTGATAGAACATTTAAACCTATTCCCGAAGATGCAGTATTTATCAAGGTGGTTTTCGATGATTGTGATAAGGGGATTTATCTGCGATGGTTGGATCGTCACGGATTTCTTCAGTATTGGTTGTTTCAAGAGGGAGATTTAACCGGACAGTCGTCGAATGAAGGCGAAAGGCTGAATGTTGATTATAGCGATGTAAAATACACATATAACGGAATGGGGCGTTATCAGGGCAAGATTTTCCAAACAACAAGAAAGGCGTGTGCCACATTAGTGAATAGAGACACATTCAAGATGCTTTCTACAATTCATTCTTCTCCTATTGTCGATATGTATATTGATGGTAATTGGATTCCTGTAAATATAGTACCGGGGACATTTACCGATAGTGGTGCAGACCTTCAAGATTTCGAAATTCAAATAACTATGCCGGAAACTATAACACAAATGTTATGACAAGAGACGAATTATACATCAATAATACAAAGGTTGATCTAGGTAAAACGGATATTACTTTGAGTTATAAAAGTAATTTGCTAACCGATATTAGTAAGATCGTAAGTAATAGCAGCTATACTATCAAGCTACCGAAAACAGCGAGAAATCTTGCTTTGATTGAGTGTTCTCATATACCGAGTTCAACGAGCCGTTATCCTTACCTAAAGCATAAAGGCACATTGATCCGGAATGGTATTGAAATAATCAAGGATGCAAATGTCGTATTACTTGAAACCGGAGAATTTATAGAGATAGCTTTAACTTGGGGCAATGTGATTAACTTTGCTGGTGTGGTAAACGACGGTAAGAAGCTAACAGATATTACATACGGAACAGAAGAGGGCGTAGATTGGGTAGTGTGGAATAATAAAGGAAGCAATTCAGTACAGTTTCCTCTTATTGATTACGGATTCAATTCCGGTGATCCGAATGTGTGGTATCATCCAGTAGTTACTGTGAAATGGATTTTAGACAAGATTCAGGAGCAAAGTGGAGTAACATTTGATTTCCCAGATGATAAAAAGACTTTTATAGATAAAATGATCGTTCCTCTTTTAACGAGAAATGACTCTCAAGAACTTTATGATAAATATCCTATTAATTTTATAGCGAATGGTGTAGCCTACTCTTCTTCAGTTTTCAATTATGCAGGTATTAATTTGAAATTTAATGGTGATAATACTCAAACTAAATATGGTGATATTGTTCAATATACACAATTTTGGAAAGCTACAGTAGATGGATATAAGATATCTTATGATTCTGAAAAAACGAAAATTTCTGGTACTATTAATGTTTCTTTCACATCTAGTAATACAGATATAAACTATGTAAACATTAGAATTTCAGTAGATCAACATAATATCTTAGAATTTCCTGTTATATCATATAATCATAATGGTAATTTATGGACGGCCACATTTAATATAAATGCAGAGTTTTCCATAAATGAAGGACAAGTTTTATCATTTCTTTTATTTAATGGTAAAGCTCCATTTTCTAATAAGGATGTTTCTGTAAGCATGAGTTTATACATTACATTGTCTAAGAGAGGTGAGATTTATTTAAACGAAAAATTTCCCTTAGTTCCCAATCTTCCTGATGTTAAACAAATAGACTTTATCAAGGCCATTGCCTCAATGGTTGGTCTGTTTGCCTTACCGGATGGCGTAAATGGAATCAAGTTTATTCCCTTCGATAATCTGTCTACAAACAAGTCTAAAGCTGTAGATTGGACTAACCGTGTTATTATGGCTTATAGGAGTGTAACACCACGAAGCCTTAAATATACTCTTGACAATATAGCTCAAAATAACAGATTCCAGTACAAAGAAGATGATAAGGTAAAAGGAGATTACGATGGAAATATACAGGTTAATGATGCCACGATAGATTACGAACGTGATGCTATCAAACTGCCTTTCTCCGCTTGCGATACAAAGAATGGAGTAGCTTATATCCCTATGTATTCCTACAACGAAAACGGGGAGTTACAATACAATAAAACAAATCCCCGAATATTGCTTCTTGACGGTACAAAAGGAGTATTCAAAGGGCTAGAATGGACTACCTTAATTGCAAATAACTACCAGACGTACAAAGGACTAATCAATGATGCAAAGGTAGTGACCGAGTATATCCGTCTCAACAGTATCGAGTTACGAGATTTAGAGATGGATGTACCGGTTTATCTAGCACAATATGGCTGTTATTTGGCTATCATAGAGATAAAGACTAATGAGAATGATATATGCGAGTGCAAACTTTTAAAATTGTAGTATTATGGCGGAAAATGCAGTAGAAAAAGTTTTAGAGATAAAAGTCCGATATGATGATGCGATACGGAAGATTGCAGACTATCGGAAACAATTAGATGTTCTTAAACAGGTTGAGAAAACATTAAAGGAGGATGTAGATAAAGGAAGAATTTCACGTGACGCTTATAATATAAAGCTGACTGAAACCAAAATTGCATCACAAGAATACACGGATGCTATTCGTGTACTCAATAAAGAGATACAGAATAACCGAAAGATTGAACAGGAACAAGAAGGAAGCTTAAAACAACTTCGTGCTCAACTATCTAATCTCACAGCCGAGTACGATAGTCTTTCGGAAGCGGAAAGAAATGCCTCTAAAGGACAAACTTTGAAAAAGAGTATAAATGATATTACTGATTCCCTTAAAGGTGCTGAAGAAGAGACTCAACGTTTTTACCGCAATGTTGGAAATTACGAAGAATCTATAAAGAAGGCAGTATCTGCAAATGTGCCATTTATTGGTCAGATTATTGATATTCAAGAAAATGCAGGAGGATTAAAAGGAGCGTTCAGTGCTGCAACTACCGCTGTAAAAGGATTCTCAAAGCAATTGTTAGCCCTTTTGGCTAATCCTATTGTTGCTACTCTGTCTGTTATTGCAGTTGTTATAATGGGGATTGCAAAAGCTATAAATTCCAGTGAAGAGGCTTCTAATCGATGGAGTATTATTACTGCTCCTTTGACGAAAGTTCTTAATGGACTTCTTAATGTAGTTCAATTTTTGGCGGGCGGAATTCTTTCTGTAGTAGAAGCAGGAGCAAAGTTGAATAATTGGATCAGTACACAACTTGAAAAAGTTCCTTTACTTGGCAAAGTGTTTAAAGATATTAATGATTCCAACCGTGAGGCCATTGAATTAGCAAAAGAAAAGATTGCCATCCAACAACAAGAACGTAAGGATGAGGTTCAAAATGCTAAAGATGCGCTAGCTGTATCTGAACTAAGGAACAAAGCTAAGGATAAAGAAAATTATACAGATAAAGAACGTTTGGAGTTTGTAAGGCAAGCTAATAAATTAGAGCAGGAACAGGCGGATAGAAATGTTGAATTGGCTGAACGTAAATTGAAAGCCCTTCAGATAGAATCAGAATGGGCGCAAAATAATAAAGAAGCAAATGACGAATTGGCACGATTGGAAGCTGAAGTCTATAAAGCTAGAAAGGATCAATTTGATAAAACTAGAGAATTGCTTGAACAAGAAAATACTATTAAAGCCGAGATTGCTGCTAAGGACAAAGCTGCTGCCGAAGAAGCAAAGAAACAGGCAGAGGAATACACTCGTATTGTAAAAGAGAGAAAAGATAAAGAAACCGAAGCCATCCGGCAAGCAGAAGATGCAATGCTTGCTTTAGTAAAAGATGGGGCTGATAAACAACGTCAACAAATTAATATCTCATATTCTCGTGAAATTGAGGATTTGAAGAAGAAACTCAAAGAAGAACAAAATCTTACAGCTAAAGCGAGAGACGCAATACTTGCCACTATCAAAGCGAAAGAGCAAGAACAAGCTAATGAGTTGCAAAAGATTTCCGATGAACAGATGATAAAGGATATAGAGAACCGGGAAAAGCTTATATCCCTTCAACTTGAATCTGTCAAAGAGGGTAGCGAGCAAGAGTATCAGTTGAAGATGAATCAACTACTTGCACAACAGGAACTCGAGTTGTCCAATACAGAGAATACGGAACAAATGAAAATTGCCATTCGTGCAAAGTACAATAAGCAGCTTGATGATTTGGTTATTGCCCGTAACGAGGATATAGCAAGGAAAGAGCAGGAAGCAATGAAGCTCCGGTTTGAAACCGAAATAGCAGCGTTGCATGGTAACGAGGAAGAGATTCTTCGTATTAAAGTAGAGCAAAGAAAGGCCGAATTAGATGCTATCCAACAAATGGAAGGGGAAAGTATAGAGGCATTTAATCTGCGTAAATTAGAAGCTGAAAATGCATATATTGATGCAAAGCAAGAGTTGGCCAATAAGGAGGTAGAGATTGAGCAAGTTAAATATGAAGCTATGGCTCAAATAACAGGAGGCCTTGTTACGCTCACTGAGCAACTGGGCGAAAGCAATGAAGGATTTGCTAAACTTTCAAAGATACTTGCATTAGCTGAAATATCAATCAATACCGGAAAGGCTATTGCTGCCGGAATCGCACAGGCACAATCGGTTCCATTCCCAGCCAATATTGCGGCTATAGCAACAACTGTCACTACAATCATGGCAAACATTGCTACAGCTATTAAAACCGTGAAGTCCGCCAAATTTGCAACCGGTGGTTTAGTCACCGGTCCAGGAACCGGAACGAGCGATAGTATTCCGGCACAACTAAGTAATGGGGAATCAGTAATGACAGCAAGAGCTACAGAATTGTTTGCTCCGATCCTTTCCTCGTTTAACCAAATGGGGGGCGGTGTTCCGATAAACATCACTGCGTCAAGTAATCAGACCATGGGAGAGGATATGCTTGCAAGAGCTGTAGCAAAGGGAGTTCAGATGATGCCTAATCCGGTGGTATCTGTAACCGAAATAAACACAGTTGGAAAACGGGTTGAAGTACTTGAAAATTTAGGCAGCTTATGACCGCATATGAATTGTTATCTATGAATGCATTGGCTTTAAAAGCTATGTGCGACAAGTCTCTTAGAGTTTCAGATATTAAGTATTTGGAACTATACAAGGATTACCTTAGAATGATGAGAGAAGGTCATAAAAAGACATATATAATGCAATACCTTTCTGATGAATATAACATTTCGGAAAGGATGGTTTACAACGTAATAGAGAAGTTTTCCTCTAATGTTGATTTATGATTTTTTGGGTGGGCATTTGCTCACCCTTATTTTTTTACTGAAATAACCGTTTCAGTGCAATTTTATTCCTATATTCTTATAGCCGTATCCGGTTTAGTAACTTTGTTACAAACAATTACAGATATATGGCTAAATTATATATTAATAAAGATATTGCTGCTGATGCCGATAAAATGAAATATTGGCTAACTGGCAATGATTCAATTTCTTTCCCCGATATACAGGGCTTTATAGACTGGATTCCCGGTGATGATAATCGCATAGATATTGAACTGCATTCTTGTGGTGGAGATTGCACAGAAGCTTACGCTATTTATGATGCTTTGCGTGCATCAGGTAAGGAAATCTCATGTAAGGTTGTTGGTAATGCTGCATCTATGGCAACAGTAATCCTGCTTGCGGCTCCGATCGAAAGGCGTTCAGCGTATCAACATGCACAACTCCTGATTCATTCGCCATATTATCCTTCCAGTGCAAGAATAGGAGACATAACTTTGGCTAAATTGGAAGAGTTGAAGAGCGAGTTGCAAGCAGAAAAAGAAAAGATGCTCGGATTATATGTAGACCGGACAGGGAGAGATAGAAGTATATTGGAAGCACAAATGGATACAGATAGTTGGTTTGATGCAGAGAAAGCTATTGAACTAGGTTTTATCTCTTCTATCGTTCCGGCTACTTCCGCATCTGCTAATAAAACAAATTTTAACAATAATCCTAATATTAAAAGTATGGCAAAAGAAGAAAAGAAGGTGACAGTTGCGCAAGCATTTCATATGCTTGGCGTTGCTTTGGGTGTAGTGAAAGATGCGCCAGAATCTGTTGGAATGGTGATTACTACATCAACCGGTGACGAGTTGACTGTAGAACGTGAAGAGGGAGAAATACAAGTAGGTGATCCTGCTTCTCCTGATGGTGAGTTTGTTTTGGAAGATGGCCGGACTGTAGTAGTTACCGATGGTGTCATTACGGAGATTAAAGAACCGGCTTCCGAAGAGGATGATACGCAAGCTTTGAAGGATCGCATCGCTGAACTAGAAGCAGAGAACGCTTCTCTGAAATCAAGTGCAAAGAGTGAAGCCGACGCTCGTATCATTGCGGCTGTAGAAAAAGCAGGAGGAGAAGCTTGGTTGAAAAAGGCCACTGGTGCTTATGTTCCTGCCGGTCGGTCATATAATCCACAGCCTAAAAAAACAGAAGAAGTGAAGCCAGTAAGTTTGGTTGAACAAAAGCTTGAAGAAGCGAGAGAGAGAAACAAAAAAAGATACTCAAAAAAATAGTAAGGTATGAATATTTTAGAATCAGTAAAAAACTTAACGAAAGATAACGGGGCGGTTAAGAGTTTACGTGACCTGTTGGTATTGACTAATTTTGTTGATGAGTCATTGGAGCAGTTCTTTACGTTCGTTCAAAATGTACAGAACGGCCAGAAGCTAGGTTGGACTGGGGAAATGGAAGATGTAGGTTGGACTGGCGCTTCTTGTAATCCTACTTATAAAGATGTCACAATACAAGCAGCAGAAAAGACATGGGATATTGGACAATGGTCAGTCCCTTTGAAATGGTGTTATGAGGACTTCATGAATACTATTGCAGAATATGCACTCAAAACTGGTACAAACATTGGTGACTTGACTAGTACGGATATTATGGATGTTATAATCTACCCTGCACTTGAGTTGTCTATCAAACGAATGTTTTGGAGGTTCATTTGGTTCGGTGATAAAGAAGCTCAAAATGCATCAACAGGTCAGATAACTGAGGGAGTAGATGTAGAACTCTTCAAGCCATGTAACGGATTCTGGAAACAGTTGTTTGCAATTGGAGCGGCTAATGCAAACCAAAGAGTAAACATTGCAGCCAACGCTGAAGCTTCTACTGCTGCTCAGCTAAGTGGAATTAAAACGGCCAATGCGGCTATTGGAATCTTTGATTCATTGCTTGAAAACGCTGACCCACGTATTGCTGCTATGGATGGTGCAGCTATTTATTGTACAAAGTCTTTGGGCGATGCTCTTACAAAAGATTTGAAACGTGAATACAAAGAAATTCTTACGTGGGAGCAAATCTTTAAGGGATTAGACGTGACAGAGTATAACGGAGTAATGGTATACCGGGTTTCTATTTGGGACCGATTCATTCAAAAGTATCAGAATAACGGTACTAAGTTAAATCTTCCTCACCGTGCTATATATGGCTCCCCAAAACAGTTGTTTGTCGGCTCTCCTGCAAACCAAATCATTTCGGACTTGGAAATTTGGTTCAATCAGGATGAAAGGGTAACCAAGGCTTATTCAGCCGGACGTCTTGGTTGCTTGGTTGGGGAAGACAACTTGTTCCAAATCGCTTATTAAGAAAGGAGATTATTATGGCGGGAGTTTGTGATAATTTAATTAAAAAGGACATCGTACCATCGTGCGATGATCCTATTACTCCGGGAGTAGAGCAAGAGGGTATTATTGCCAACCGTGCGGATATTGATTTTTCTGCAACTACATTCAATACAACACGAAAGAATGTTATCGAAACGTTGGCTATGAAATCCGGAAAGAAAGCGTATAAGGTTGTCGTTTATGGTGGAACGCCATTCACAGGAACTAATACGGCGTTGGCGACCGGAACATACCGTAATACTTTTACTAATACTGTTAATATGGTAATATTAGCCAATGATCCGGATGTGTGTGGCGATATTATTGACGGGTTAGCTAATGGGGAATTCGTAGTTATTTTGGAAAATAAAGCAAAAGGGATTCAAAAAGAGGAGAATCCAGGAGATTCGGCTTTCCAGGTATACGGATTCTATCAGGGATTAAAAGCAGCAGAGATTAGTAGCGATAAATACTCTGAAGATACAGATGGAGGGTGGGCTATCAGCTTGACGGAAACCAAGGTGCCTAAATCCGCTCTATTCTTGTATAAAACAAGCTATGAAACAACTCAAAAAGCGGTGGAAGCTCTCACTGCTGTGGTTGGAGGGTAAATCATGGAATTATTAAAAGTGGTTGGTAAATTGGAAGAGTTGAGAGAGTGTAAAACTCTCTCTTCTTCTAATAAACTTGATATTGAATTGATGTATCGGGAAGTCCTTGGAAAAGAATTTATTAAAACATCTTGCAATGATTGTTATCATGATGCAGTAATTGAAATGTATATACATCTAAAAAAAACAGGTAAAATGAAAGATAAATCAAATTACATTCTGAAAAATGGTGTTGTTCTACAAAAAGAGTTTGGAAGTGGAGATATGTACACTAATGCCAATATTACCGATGAAGTTGCAGAAAATTATTTAGCAGATAATCCAAAGGGTATTATGTTTTTCTCCGGTTATCCTGCTGATTGGGAAAATAAAGTAAGAAGACGTTCTTTAAAACGTGAGTCTATAGATGACGAATTAATAGCGACTATTATTGAATCTATTGATAGTGGAGTATCAGAAGAGTCTTTGATCAACGAATTAACTAATTATGAAATCGGTGGTAGAAAAATTTCTGAAAAACAATTGAACAATCATCTTTCAAAAGCAAAAGATATGATTGCAAAAAGAAAGGAATCGGAAAAGAAAGAGGAAATCGGTGAAAATCCGGATAAAACAGGAGATAAATAATAAACTATGAGGGTAAAGGACCTAAAAAAGAAAAGCAGTGACCGGGTAGACGTATCATACTTGCGACAGTTTGGTATACAGGGGTTTGGAGATGACAACCTTTATCCTCAGACTCTTCGCAATATCATTTCTGCAAGCTCCACCGGAAGTGAATGCTCTGAAAGATATGCCAATTTTATAGAAGGAAATGGATTCAAAAATATTCTCTTCTCTGAATATATAGTTAATCGAAAAGGCGATACAGTAGATGACATACACGCTCTTGTATGCTCTGATGTGGGTAATTTTGACGGAATATCTTTGCATATCAATTACAATATATTTGGAGAAATATGTGAATTAAATTATGTTCCTTTTGAAAATTGCAGGCTTTTGGAAGAAGATTCTAACGGATACGTTGCAAAGATAGCAGTTCATCCGGATTGGAGCGGTAAGAAGACACGTGCAGGCAAACCACTTCAAGTAAAAAAAGAAAATATAGACTTCATAGATGTATTCAATCCAAGGAAAGAGGTAGTTTTATCTCAAATAGAAGCTGCGGGAGGTATTGAATATTACAAAGGACAAATATTATTCTTGTCGGGTAATGGTAAAAATACTTATCCTCGCCCACGTGCCGATAGAGTAGCAACAGAGATGAGTACAGATGAAGGACTGGCTAACGTGAAATTCAGAAATGCACGTTGTGGATTCTTTGCGTCCGGCATGATTATTACAAAAAAAGGGAGTTCTTCAATTGAATTGGATGATAATGGCAATCCCGTAGAAAATGTAAATGAAGACACAGGATTCTCTGACACAATCACTCAGTTACAAGGTGATACCAGTGCCGGTAAACTGTTAGAGGTAACTTTAAACAGTGATGAAGAAAAGCCTGAATTTGTAGATCTGTCATCAAAGAATTATGATAAGGAATTTTCTGTTACGGATGCAAGCGTTGTAGAAAGAATATATACTGCTTATGGGCAAGAGCCTTGGCTTTGTATACGTAATGGGAAAGTCGGTTTTTCAGGCGATATTTTGGAAGATGCTTTTGAATACTATAATTCTATTGTGTCAAAGCAGCAACGCATGATAGAAAGAGCATTTCAAAAGATCTTTGATAATTGGTATGAAGTTGCAAATACTTCAAACGACTACAGTGTTGAACCTCTTAAATATGTGAGAAATGCCGCAGTACCTAATAACAGTAGAAGAGGTGTCTAACCTTTCCCGTAATATATCCATTCATTTGGATGAGAAAGATATTGAAGTATACATTCGAGAATCTGAAAATATTGATATGAAGAATGCGCTTGGGGATGAACTTCTTATCGATATAAAAAATAATCCTGATAAATATAATATCCTTCTTAATGGTGGAGAATATGAAAGTGAATGTAAAGGGAAAAGAACCATCGTTGGCCTTAAGTCAGCATTAGCATATTACACTTATGCACGTATGGTAAAAAACGGGGATGGTAATGTAACCCGTTTTGGATACGTAGAAAAAAATGACGAATATTCTTCACGGCCGGATATGAAAGAGAAAGTAATAGCTTACAATGACGCCTTTAATATTGCGGACAGATATTTGAAAGAATGCGTTCAATACCTAAATGACCGCAATAAAGATTTCCCATTGTATAAAGGTAGAGGTAAATTAAAAGCGAATAGAACCGTTTTTCGAATAATAGGAGAATGATATGGAAGTGGAAGGACTATTAAATAGAGCAGAACAAATCAGAGACGAGCATAAAGATGGCGCAAATACCGCAAAACGTGTTGGTAGCCTAATGGTAGATATGGTTAAATCTTTCGGTAGCCAATCACTTGAAATACTAGGTCATTACGATACTTTGGAAGAATTAAAACAAGCATATCCGCAAGGACCTAAGCAAAACGGAATGTATGCTGTAGGGGAAAAGCCTTATAATTATTATGCTTATTATGATGGCAATTGGCAGGATCAAGGGAAATTGGTCGAGCCTTTATCGGTATATCTTTCACCTCTTTCTTTCAGTACTATCATAAATGAAGATGGCGTACCCCAATACCACCTAACCGAAATAAACGCTATTTACGAAGCATGGAAATCCGGTAGAATGGTATATGTCCTGGACGAAAAAGGTGAGTATTACAATTTGGGAGTGCTAAACATGCAATTGGCAGAAGATAATTCAAAGTGCTCATTCGTGGCATTAAACCAAGATGGCGTATTATGCTATTATTCCTGCAACCCGTCTTCCGGTGTTACGGGTAAATGGTCTGTTACTCCTATTGGGGAGGATTTATTCGCACTGATTCAGCATACCCATAAAGCAAGTGATGTGACAGAGGAGACAAACAAGCGTTTTGTGACTGATGAGGAAAAGGATGAACTAAGCAATCTAAGTACTACATACGCTAAAGCCGACCTCTCCAACGCCATGACTGTATCACTCGGTCAGAACGGTTATGCTAAGTTTAATAACGGTCTGCTGATACAATGGGGATATTTTAGCGCTGGTGCTTCAAATAATCAGTCTATCAATTTCCCAGTATCTTTCAAATCCTGTTTTTCCCTAGCTTTTTCTAGTTCTACGGATAATACGGATAATTCTATATGGTCTGTGAATTATGCAGCTATATATGCTTCATATTTTACGGTTTATAGAAGATATGCAAATGCGGGAAGTGTATCCCCTTCTTCGCAGTCATTCAGATGGATAGCAATAGGAAGTTGGAAATAATTAATGATAAAAGGTTATGGCGGTAAATAAAAAAATGTATTGGAAAAGCGGATTTTTTGATTATCCGATTAAGGATTGTGTAGAAATAAGTGTCGAATATTGGCAAGAATTATTAGACGGTCAATCATCCGGTAAAGAGATTAAAGAGAATGCCGACGGGTATCCTATACTGGTCGAGCATGAACATACGATTGACGAACTGAAAGAGATGAAGATAGCGGAAATCAACGCCTATGACAAGTCGGATGCCGTCAACTCATTCACGCTTGCCGGAAAACAGATATGGTTGGACAAAGACACCCGTGTCGGGCTGGTCAACTCAATCGGTATCGAGAAAGAATCCGGTCGGATAAATACCACGCTTTGGTACAATGCGGAGAAGTACGTGATTCCGGTAGATGATGCTTTGAATATGCTCAACCAATTAGAGTTGTACGCCCTTGACTGCTACAACGTAACACAGTCACATATAGCGGCTGTAAAGAGCTTGCCTGATGCCGGACAAGTGGAAGCCTACAACCATAAAGGAGGATACCCGGAACAACCCAAATTCGTATTATAAACTAAAAACAGATAAAGCTATGATTACATTAGTACTATTTTCGTTCATTCTCATCGCAGGCTATGTCTTTGCGATGATTAAAAAGGGAAAGGAAATCCCTTACTCAATCAGTGATACCTACTATGCCTTGACGCATAAGTTCTGGTTCGGGTTGTGCATGATTGGCTCCGGTGTTCTGCTTCTTCCGGCAGCTTTGGAATCAAGTACGGAGAACAGCCAGTTTCTTGTATTCCTTTCGGTTGTCGGTATGGTTGTGCTCGGTGTGTCTCCCAACTTCAAATCGGAGCAAAAGGTTCCTCATGCAATAGGTGCCGCCATGTCCTTAATATTCTCCCAGATATGGGTAGGCTGTAACAGTTGGTACTGGCTTCTGTTATGGTTGGGATTCATTATTTACATGGTTGTCTCCATGAAGAAGCATTGGACGGGTAACTTCATCTCCGATTTCATAAAGAGAAAGCCGATGTTCTGGATTGAGGTAATTTCATTGTTGACCGTTTATCTTACTTGTCTATGGTAAAGGGTCAGTTAACTCGTACAATCAGCTCATCTGTATTTTTCGGTGAGCTGTACGCTCTGATGTGGGATATGAGATGGCTCATGCTCTTTATCTTAATCCTTATAATCGTGGATATGTGGTACGGAGTAAGCAAGTCCATCAAGCGTGGCGAAGAGTTCCGGAAGAGCCGTTGCGTCAAACGCTTCCTGCTTAAATGCGGTGATTATATCTGCCTGCTGATACTTGGTGCCGTTCTTGGCAAGGCTATCGGTGAGCCTTTGGGAGTTTCCGCATTGGTTGTTTCTGTGATAGTTGTCCTTATCGGTTGTCTGGCGGAGCTTGAAAGCATTAAATCCAACTATTGTGAGACAAAGGGAATCCATAAGGATATCAATGTGTTCAAACTGCTGCTTGTATTGGTCGGCTTCAAGAGCAGGGAGTTGGAGAAAGCGATTGAGGAATCTATAACGGATAAGAAGAAGGATGAGCTGGATAAATGAAAGTAACCGTATTAAGCATCTGCTCTACGCCATCCCGGCAGGTGCACTGTTAACCATCCTGTTTGCGGCAGGACTGGCTGTCGGCATGGAGTTCAAAGACCGTGCATACGGCAACGAATGGGATTGGCTCGATATTGCCGCCACGCTGATAGGCGGGTTCATCGGACAAGCGATTCAAATCGGAGTATTAACATTGATATTATAGGAGGAAATAAATATGAGTTTACCAAGAGGACTAAGAAACAATAATCCGGGCAACATCCGCATCACAAAGGACAAATGGCAGGGATTGAGAGAAAAGCAGGAAGATAAGTCGTTCTTCCAGTTTACGGAAATGAGATGGGGCTACCGTGCCCTTATCCGCACTTTGCAGAACTACCGTAAAAGACACGGCTGTCAGACGGTGGCAGATTTTATCCACCGGTGGGCACCGGAAAACGAGAATAATACAGCCGGATATATCAGCCGTGTATGCAGCGAAATGCAGATCCCTAACACATACGTCCCGGACATCAACGACAAAGCGACCATGTGTGCTTTCGCTGCCGCTATCTCACGTGTAGAGAACGGTATCCCGGCTGTCATGGCAGACATAGAAGCCGGATGGGAATTGTTATAAATTAAAAAAGGAGGAACAATCATGGCAGATTTAAGATTTACAAAGAATAATGATACTCAGGAATATGTGGCGGAAGTAGTGGTAAATGCAGATTTTAATATTCACTTGGAGCGTGTGTCCAATGGTGGTCTTAAAATCTATCAGAAGAATGGTGAATATGCGGAAGCTGTTGACGGTCGGACTGCCACTGAGAGAGGCTTTGATATGGTAGCGGTTCCCAACATCATCCCGTATAATTCGGGGATTATCTTTGACTACGACTTCTCGGCTTTAGTTTATCCGAAAACTATCCGCATCGAGAGTGGAAGTGAAGTATTAAGTGGAACAGTAACCGAATCCGGCAATGAAGCTTAACAAGTTACCATTAAATGTAATAGGGTTGAATCGGGTTGGTTTGAATCAGATCGGTTCGCCTTCCCACCGGGCTAATACTTCCGACCGTCCTTACATAGACCCGGAAGTATTGGCTTCTTTGGTTGCCGTCTGTATCTGTGACGGCAAGAGCAACGACGACCCTGACAGGGCTGTAATCAAGAACTTGGTTGACCCGGACAATCCGTTCATCATAAGTAACGCAGCTTTCAAGCTTAATAGCGGGTATGGGAAATATGAGGTGGATTTTACATCTTGGAGTAGACTTATTGGCGTAAAGGCATTTTCTAATAAATTTGTAATAGAAAATAAAGCTTTTAATTGCGCGTATTATGTAAGAGATACAGGAGAAGATTTAGATGAATTTAAAGCTAAAATAAATAACCATACTGATGGAATTATTAGATATACCTATATAAACCAAGACGGAATTGTTGCAAATTTAGATATATCTCCAGATGATTCAAATAGAGTATTTACTTTTCCGAAATCCTATAACAGTATTGAAGGAGTTGCTAATCATATTTGTGGATTTCAAACACCTATGTTTGTAAATACAGGTATAATTATTGAGCAAATCCCCTCTTTCGAAGGCGCATTTGTCACTGACGGTAAGGACGACTTAATCACTTCCACCAAGACGGTTAAGGAAATGTTAGGAGGAAGCAATGAGGTTACCGTGGTGAGTATGATTCATCAGATAGGGTTTATATCTTCTCGAAATTATGCAAGAAACAACTATTTCATTCAAGGAAATGATTTCTTAACAAATACTATTAGCGCAATAGGTAAAATAGGTATATATGGATATAAGGGAAATTTATCTAATATAGCTATTGTAAACGATATATTAGGAGATAAAAAAGATTATTCTGTTGATAAGGCTAATCCAGCTAATATTGATTCTGTATTTAGTGTAAACGGAACTCATTCATCTGCGCAACTATCTCAACTTGCTTGGTACTGGACTATCATCGCCAACAAGGTACTGACCACCGACCAAATCAATCAGGTAATATCCTACTTCAATTTGGACAAGCATGTTAAACCGGATGTATACTATGATGTAAAGAAACAAGGTCTAAGCAATGATACTCCTGAAGCGGATTGGTATCTGAAAGACTTTAGTGGAAATGGTCATGATATGCAGTTGTATAACTTTGCTAAGAAACTAGGTAGTGGAATTGGTAAATATGAAGTAGATTTTAATACTTGGACACCTCAATCTTACGTTGCTGATTCTGCATATACTTCCAATAAGCTTCATATTACTAATATAAAAGGCAGTAACGCTATTTTATATACTAAGAAAGGAGCGAATGCTATGAAAGTAAAAATTACTGGGATTCAATCATTTAATTTAGTATATAGATATATTGCCGAAAATGATGTTTGGGAAGCACTTGAAGTTGATAGAGATGGAATTTATGAATTACCTGCGAGTACTACAACCACAAAAACCTATTATACAGGATTCACTGTTCCATATTATACTGGTGATTGTGATATAACTATTGAGCAAATCCCTGACTACGAAGGAGCATTGGTATTTGATGCAGTAGATGATTATGGTCAGTTTGTAGGAGACTTGGGTTTAGAGGACTATACTATTGCAGTTGATAGGGCGTATGTTGAAGCTAAACCTTCCCAAGTATCTATAATGAGCAATGTAGTGGATGGTTCTACTAATACGCCTTTTTTAATGGAACATATGGGCATTAATAAAATACTTACTCCTCATAGTTTTGGTAAATATACTGTTTTATCAGAGTTAAATATCAATAGATTCATCTCATATCAGTCTACTTATAAATATAATGGAATTGATATAACTAAAGGTACTTCTACTAATACAGGTTCAGGGTTGACTATTGGTAGAATTGGAGGGGTTGCATCTCAATATGCTAATATAGCACTATGGAGTCTATTGCTTTTCCCTTACTCCCTTTCCGAGTTCCTGCTAGAGCGCCAGTTAAAGAGGTATAAGCTGGGTACGCTGTATCCGGATATGGTGGAGTTCAGACCTGTTATATCTGGAAATATTCCTTATAACGCTATTGAGATAAGTCAGGGTTCAACTACGTTGTATAATAAATCTATCAACAAAACAGGAATCTATTTGCAAGAAGGAAGTACTGTCAGAGTTTATATTCAACCTAGCGGAATAGATGAAGTATCTAAGATAACTATTAATGGAGTTGAATATACAGATTTACCTATTAATCCTAATGGATTTTATTACGCAGATTTCCCAATAACCAAAAGTCCTCAGAAGATAAGCTATGCCATTGACGAGTACATCAGATACGAGGATATTGTACAGCCTTATCCAGCAATAATTAATCTAAACCAAGATGGTAAAACTATCACTTGGGGAGATAAGTTGAAAGTAGGCAGTGATATAGTCTTTGTAGGAAGTGCCAACCTTTTACCGGAGCTATATACTGTATCCGAGACACGGTATAATGGTGTAACGCTTTACTCAAACACTATCATAAAGGTAGAGAAGTCTATGGTGTTTGATAATGCACGTACCTACCTAAAAGCCAATGAGCCGAACTGTATCCTGTCGCCTAATAGGTTGAGGATTCCAAATTCTAGCTACAAGATACTAGGCTACATTCCGGACTTGACAGGTAAAGGTAATCATGGGGTAATCAACAACTCTGCTTATGCGGGAATGAGTGGGGCTAATGGGTATAAATATGATTGGAATACTTATACTAGCCATATAGCTGGAGTTAAACCAACAGATAATGCTTTTAAGGTAAATTTAACTGCTGAAACTAGTACTACTGCATTATTTGGCACTCCTATTTTTACAGTTGGATCTAAGTCACATTATTTCCGCTTCAAAATAAGCGGTCTTATTAATAACCAAAAGATTCAAATAGATTATCCTAAAGGAAGTGATGATACTGTAATTACTAGTGATAGGTTTGGAAATGGTGAATATTCTACTAAGGATTATACTGTTGGAGAAGTTAAAAGGTTGAACTTCTATGTAATCAACGCTGTAAAAGGAGAACCTATAAGTGTTTCCATTGAACAGCTTCCTGAATACGAAAGCTCATTCTGTCTTGATGGCGTAGATGACTTTGTTACTATTCCTACTTTGGCTCATGGTGCTAAGCAGGTATTGATGAAGGTGAATTTACAAAGTTATGATAGATACTTGTATGACCAAAGAAATAGTTGGAGTCAATACTTAGCTATTGTTTCAGCAGGTAAGACAATAGCTTATGAATACTCAAATAAAGGTGGTAAAACTTATATTGATGGTATACTTAATGAACACATTATTGATAAAGATTTACTGAATATAACTCATAATATAACTGCAACTAATGCTAATATAGGAGTTCAATATGCTCCTAATATTGGCACTTCATTTGCTAGAGGTAATTTTGCTCAAATGGCTCTCTTCGATTTTATGCTATTCCCAGAAATATCTAGTGAAGATGAGATAAAGGAGCTAAACGATGTTGTAGGTATTGAGAATAACATTGAAGTAAGTTAAACAACTAATTAAAAAACATATGAAATACGCAGTAGTAACAATCGAATGGCTAGCCCAGCACGGTCTGCTGGCTATCCCCACAATGAGAAAGAGTAAAGACGGTAGTAAGGTAATCCTCCACGAAGAGTTTCTAACCCCTTACAGGGATGAAGAGTTTCCGAGATACTATTTTGACAGCCCGGAACTGAACGCCCTTCTGTCAAGTGATGAATGGTCATGGACGGAAGAGGAACGCCCGGCAGGCAGTGCGCAGTTTATTCAGGTGGCGGCAGCGCAGAACCTTTTGAATGTGACCAGAGCCGGAATTCAGACAATGAACTTGACAGACAACGAAGCGTTGAAAGTGAAGTCCATGTATCCGTATTGGAACGAGTTTATCAGCAAATCACTAACAACCGGAATGAAAGTGCAATATAATGATAAACTCTACCGGGTTCGTCAGGACATTGCTACCGTCTTGGAGAATCAACCGCCAAGCATCAACACCGCAGCTCTCTATGAGGAAATCAACGAGACCGTTGCCGGAACAAAGGATGATCCGATCCCATACAATAACAATATGGCATTGGAAGAGGGCAAATACTATTCGCAGGACGGAGTTATCTATAAGTGCACCCGTTCTACTGGACAGGCGGTTTACAACTCACTAAAAGACCTTGTAGGTATTTACGTTGAGGTAGTAGCATGAGAACCCTTCCTTATATACTGATTTGCCTGCTGCTTGGCGTGATCGTGTGGATGAAATGCAGTCCGCACGAACCGTCAACGGTTTACATTAAAGGAGATACTGTACATATCCGGGACACAGTAAGAGACACAATCCCTAAGCCGGTAAAAGAAACTTTGAAACGTACCGATACGGTATATCTACCTATTCTGATAGATACAACGACTGACAGAACCGTAGAAGGCGATTCGATTCCGGTACTGATACCGATAACAAGCAAGGAGTATAAGACCGATGATTACCGGGCGGTAGTCAGTGGATATAATCCTACTCTTGATTCTATGGAAATATACAGAGATAATAAAATTATTACTTTTCCACCTTTACAGAAGAAGAAACGATGGGGATTAGGTTTGCAGGCAGGATACGGTTATCCGGGCGGTTGGTACGTAGGAGCTGGAGTTAGTTACAACTTGTTCATGTGGTGAGAAAAAGGTGCTATCTTCCCAGACGGCACCTTAAGTAATATGAAAAGTTTAGGTACATTTTTTTACAAAAGTTTATTCAACCATTTTCTTATGACATATAGGCTATGTAAATTCAAAATGTGTTATCCTATTTTGGCTTCATTCATTATGAAACTGTTTTGCTACAATCTTTATAAATGATAAAGCAAAGCGCGTGCCATATTCTACTTTTGTTTATATTTAGCTATATATCAATGATATGAGCACGAATGAACATATTGCGTATCTGTGGAAAATATGTGGAATTGTTAACATTATTGTGGAATATATCGTCAAAAACGGTAACTATCTTCGCAGACCGTTACCGGTATGAAAAGCTTAAGTTTTACTTACATAACAATTTCCAATGGAAAAAGGTTCATAAAGAAAGGTGTACAAAACAACACATTATTTAAAATGCCGGATTTGACAGATGTGGTGATATCAATGGGAAATAGTATATCTTTGTACCCGTAGAAGTTTACTTGTCTTTTGGCAAGTTCGCCCTGACTTTAGTCGGGGCTTTTTTTATACCTTTGCCGAAAACTAAATATTATGGCAGAAGAACAGAAATACGACCACGACTCGATAAATGAGTTGCTAACTTGGGCTAAAGAAACGCTCAATAATAAGAAATACCCGCAGGAAGGCTTCCAGCTTGACAAATGCGCAAGAATCTCGGATTGTGGGAAGTACCTTGATTCGATGATATTGGTGATAAACAAGAACTGGGAGAACCCTACGTTTTACCCAACGATTGACCAGTTAAGGTTGTTTAGGGAGAAGATAGAGAAGGCAGCCGAATAAGCTGCCTTCTTTTTAACATCGTTCCTATCCTATTTTGAAAAGTTTTTCAGCTTGTCTTTCCACCATAACATCGGGCATCTTTGCATATATTTGGGTTGTTGCTATATGTTTGTGTCCTAGCATCCTAGAAACAGACTCTATCGAGACATCGTTCAAAATAGCCACAGTCGTAGCGAATGTGTGTCTTGCTATATAAGTAATATTTAGAAATGCAATAAAAAACAGAATGACGATAATTAAACGTAAAACGTTTATAATTAAGCATTTT